GGTGGATTGGCAGGTTTTGCACTTGGTAAAACTATTGGTAAAACTATAGCAAATATTCTTGGAATTACCTCCGGAATTATGTATGATATGTTAACTTCAAGATTAGTAGGAGCCGCTTTAGGTTCTTCGCTTGGTAGTAAAGTATAATTATGAATTTTGTAACAATTGACTTTTCACTTAATTCCCCTGGTATCTGCGTATTTAAAGATAATAAATACAATTTTATTGGTTATTTAAAACCAAAGACAGGAACTAAAAAGGAACAAATATTACAGGAGGAACTTAACCTTCTGACCGATACTCAAATCTCGCATCAACCTGACTGGACAAATAACGAATCCTATTCAAAGAGCGAGATGATTAAAATCCAAAGACATACCCAGACTGCAAAGGACATTATTGATATGATTATAGAAATCACAGGTAATGATTCTCCCTTTGTTATTGCGTTTGAAGGATCCTCTTATGGTTCTTCTGCCGGAACTAACAACATAATAGATATGGCCGCTGGTGCTGCAATTCTTAAAATGGAAATGATGTCTAGACTTGAAGTCTTAGAAATGATGACCATCGCACCTTCAACTATTAAAAAATTCATACATAAAGGAAATATGAATAAAAATGATATTTGGCCTTTTTTCTTAGATGATATTGATAGGGATAATATTCCATTAATTAAATATTGTAATAAAAATATTGGAAAAGATATTAAAAACGTTCCCAAGCCATTAGATGACCTAGTTGATGCATATTTTATGTTAAAATATGTAAAATCATTTTTTATTAAAGATATATAAATAAAATAATATAAGGACAATGGGTTCGAACCCACTTTAACAATTAGTCTGTTAAATTACTTATATTATTTTTTAAAAATAGACTAATTATTATGTTATACCATTACGTATACCGTGTTACCTCTCTAGTTGAGAATAAACACTATTATGGATTAAGAACTTCAAAAATTAAACCACAATTAGATTTAGGTATTAAATATTTTACATCTTCATGCGATACTGTATTTCGAAATGACTTCATACAAAATACACATAATTATAAGTGTATAATTGTTAGGGTTTTTAATAATAGAATGGATGCTTCTCTGTTTGAAATATTTTTACATAATAAATTCAACGTTGGAGTGTCTACTAAATTTTATAATAATGCCAAATCAACCGAGACAAGTTGTGACATGACAGGTTTTAAACATACTGAAATTAGTAAACAAAAAATGTCAGATGCTAGGAAAGGTAAAGAGCCATGGAACAAAGGATTAATTAATCCTTATAATAAGATTACTTTAACTAAAATGTCAGATGCTAAAAAAGGTAAAGAGCCTATAAATAAAAATAAAAAAGGAATGTGGAAACCTTCTACTGAAAACCTGATAAATTTATCAAATTCAATGAAAGGAAGAATACTAAGCGAAGAACATAAAAATAATCTTAGCAAGCCAAAGAAATCAACTGAAAATTATTCATATCCAAAAGAAAGAGTTACTTGTCCGTTTTGTAACAAGTCCGGAGGAAAACCTTCAATGTCTAGATTCCATTTTGATAATTGTAAAAAGAGACTTTAGATTTCTTAAATCATTTAGCTAGAAGTTTATTTTACCCTCAGGCTTAAAGACATAAGTTATATTGTCAGGTTACTGGATTGTTTCAGAAAAACTAAAAATAAATTAAAATAGTTTTCAAGTACCTATAAAAAGAATTAAAAATAGTACTGAAACTAAATTAAATAAAGATATATAATACATGTACTAATATTTAAAAATGTATCATAGATGAATTCTTTCAATACGACCGAGCACTTTAATTTATTCAAAGCTCTAAGTAAACTAGTAACGTTAGGTAAAATCTCTAGAGATGAAATGGAAAACTTACTTACTAAATCAGGTCTATCTAAAATAGATAAAAACCAATATAAAGATGATTCAGGTAATATTTTAACTATAGGTCGTGAAACATTTTAAGGGTATCAGTATATAATTAACAAATTAAAGTATTAACAAAAATTAAAGTATTTAAGACATGGCAGAATTTGACATTTTTAACTTAGGTGTAGCAGATGTAGACACACATGAAACACAGGCTTCTTCAGGAAGTGACCTTTACAAACCAACAGCAGACGATGGTAAAGACGGAACTTACAAAGCAATTATTCGTTTTGTTCCAAACCCATCAAATCCCCGAAACTCTTTAGTAAAAAAATACGTACACTGGCTTACAAATGCAGGCGGTGATGGTAAAATGGTAGATTCTCCTTCAACGGTAGGTGAGAAATGTCCAATTGCAGATGTATTTTTTAAATTACGTAAAAGTGATTCAGCAGTGGATAGAAAAATGAGTGATAAACTTAAAAGACGTGAGCAGTACTTTGCACTAGTTAAAGTTATTAAAGATCCTCAGAATCCAGATTTAGAAGGACAATACAAAATCTTTAAATTTGGTTATAAAATCAAAGAGAAAATTGATGAAGAATTAAAACCAGCGTTTGGTGAACCAACTCAAGTATTTGACCTTTTTGCAGGTAAAAACTTTGAATTGATTATTTCTAGACAAGGAGACTTTAATAACTATGATAAGTCTAAATTTTCTTCTTCAACTAGCGCTATCGATATGGCAGGTTCTCCAGCAGAACGAACTAAAGAAGTTATGGCAACTATCAAAACTCAATTAGATGCAGCCCCTTCATTAGAACCATACGAATACAAAACATGGGATGAAGAAACTAGAGACTTTGTTAATAACATTTTAAGAAATTATTTAAATCCAGGTGATTCAATGGACTCTGTTATTTCAAAACCAGCAGCTAAAAAACCAGCAGCCAAGACTGAAAGTGCATCTCCATCATCAAGTGATTTTGAATTTCCAACAGAAATGACATCAAGCCCAAATGCTTCTAGTGATGCAGATGATTTAGATGATTTTCTAAATGATTTAGGAGTTTAATTAACATATATTTAAATTTAAAGGGCCAGGTTTAAACTTGGCCCTTTTTTTCTATATAATAATATATGGCAGGTCAAAAAATCACAGAAGAATTAAAGGCTAAGATTAGAAGCTTAGTTAAAGAGGCAATTGTAAAAGCGCACAATGAGCCTTCTAAACATATGCTTAAGGAAATGCCAGGTAGAATTACAATGGCATGTCCATTTTGTGGTGACTCAAGTTCAGATCATAAAAAGAAGAGAGGTAATTTATATTGGGACACACTACAATACCACTGTTTCAACTGTGGCACTCACTCCAACGCATACCAATTACTTAAAGAACATCATGTAAAATTTAAAAATACAGATGATTCAATCCAAGTTATTGATTATATTCAAGAACATAAAATGGAAACAAATCATGTTGAAGTTTTAGAACATGATGTATTTAAATTAGCATACGATTTATCACCAACACGTACAGAACTCAAAGAATGGTTTGACTTTCATGAAATAGAACCAGGAGATCCTGCATTTTTCTATTTAAAGAATAGATTATTATCTTCAAAATTAAATAGGTTTATGTATTCTCCAAAGGATAAAAGAATTGTAGTCCTTAATCTTGCGCCAAAGGACAAGGTTATTGGATTTCAAACACGTTCTCTTATTAAGAAAGCAAATTCAAGATACTTAACATACGACCTTGAAAAAATATATGAAGAGACAGGAAAGGAACTTATAATATCCGAAGAAGAATTAGTAAGTGTTAAGAAGGTTTCGACATTATTTAATGTGATGATGGTTGATTTTGAAAGAGATGTAACTATGTTTGAAGGACCTATTGACTCGATGTTTATTCCAAACTCTATTGGACTTGCAACTGCAGGTAGATCCACAGAGGAGTTCGATGAAATTCCAACAATTAGATATATGTTTGATAATGATACTACTGGTAAAAAGAAGATGATGGAAAAATTAAGAAGAGGTAGAAAGATATTTATATGGGAAAAGTTTTTAAAAGAAACTGGAATCGAAAGAGATTGGGATAATTTCTTAAAAAATATTGACAAAAATAATAGAGATAAATATCCTAAACAAATAGGTGATTTAAACGATTTGGTTATAGCATCATGGCTTACCAAAAATAAATGTTTAAACAAATTGATGGATTATTTTACTAACTCTAAACTTGATGCATATCACCTATGATAAAAAAAGAATTTTTACAAATGATCGAAGAGCAATTCGAGGACTTTGAAAATGAGAGAAGCAAGAGAAAAAATCTAAAGATGATTATAGATTTCACCTCAACTAGTATCTCGCATGAGGGCAAGGAATTTACAATGACAAAACCAAAGCTTAAAGCTAAGTTTAAAAGTTCAGTGTATATTAAAGACAATAATAAAGGAACATCATTATTTTAAATAAGACAAGTATGTCAGAAACAATTGATAAAATACAACAGTTAGATGATTACCTAAGTAAACAACGTACTGATTGGACTTCTAAAATAAAGACATTAACAGAGGAACTAAAATTAGGTAATAATCTAGAAGAGGTTAGTGCATATACATTAAGTTATCGTCAAATATTAGTAGAACACTTAGCTACTATGGGAAACCGTATTAAATCACAAAAAGCAACAGTAGATAAAAAGTATAGAGATAAATGGATCGAATACTTTAGCTATGATTATAAGCTTACTGATAAGATGCGCGAAAAATTTGTTGAAGCTGATATTTCAGATGATACACAAATCCTTGAGTTATTGATAACTCAAAAAGGTTTTATAGAGGGATCTGTAAAAACACTCGACAATATGGGCTTTGCAATAAAGAATCGCCTTGATATGAGTCGTTTATAAAAAAGATCACATGAAGTTTGATTTTAACATTAACGGAAGATAATCAATTTTTAAGAATTGATGAATCAACTGAACTTGAGTTAGAGCAGATTAGAATTTCTTTAACAAAACGAATTGACTCTTGGAGATTTAATCCTTTAGTCAAAAGAGGTGTGTGGGATGGTTATGTAACATATATTAAAGATGATAAATGGATTCCGGCAGGTCTATGGCGATATGTCATGGGAGTATGTAAAGACTATCGTTTTGAATTAAAAATTAATGGAATTAAGAGATTAATAGATCCAGACATAAACGCTGAAACATTCGAAAAATGGGCATACGACCTATTTGAAGGTTCTAAGATAACACCTAGGGACTATCAAGTAGATGCGGCTTATAATATATTAAAATTTAGAAAGTGTCTTGCAGAGCTTGCAACATCAGCAGGTAAGACCTTAATAAGTTTTCTTACAATATCATATATGTTAGAAAAGGGAACAGCATCTAAGATATTATTTATAGTACCTAATGTTTCATTGGTAGTACAGGCACATGAAGATTTCCACGACTATAACTTTAAAAATAGAATTGACTTAAGAATCCAACAAATTTTTGCAGGACAAAAAATCAAATCTAATAAAAATATAGTGATAGGTACTTACCAATCATTAATTAAAAAGGATAAAGAATACTTTGAACAATTTGACGCAGTAATAGTTGATGAAACTCATAAGGCAAAATCTGCAAGTATTAAGACAATTCTACAAAAATGTACTAACGCTAAATATCGATTCGGGCTTTCAGGTACAATCCCAAAGGATGGAACTTTAGATAAATTAACGTTAATGAGTCAGACAGGTCCTGTCATTGCAGAGGTTAAAGCAAGTTTTTTACAAAACGAAGGACACATTGCAAAATGTGCAGTTAAAGTAATCGAAATGGATTATGCAACTGACAAACAAAAAACAGCTTTGATGGAATTAGCACAAAATAAATACGAGAACAAAGATGTATTTGCATTGGAACAGAACTTCGTTATCAATAATGCAGCAAGACTTGATTTTATTTCAAATGTAATTGGTAGAGTACCAAAGAATAGTTTAGTGCTTTTTCATAGAATAGAACATGGACAAAGACTTTATGAAAAACTTAGACAAGAAACGAATAAAAGAGTATTCTATGTAGATGGTGGAACTGCAACTGATATTAGAGAGGAATATAAAAAGAAAATGGAAGCCGGCGAAGAAATAGTTATTGTTGCAAGTTATGGAACGTTCTCAACTGGTATATCAATTAAGAAAATTCACAATATATTTTTTACAGAATCCTTTAAATCAGAAGTGATAATTAGACAGTCAATTGGACGTGGACTTAGACAGCATGAATCAAAGGACAAGGTGTTAATCGTTGACTTTGTAGATAATATTAGAACACTAGAATGGGATAATTATCTGTATCGACATGGTAAAGCAAGGCAGGCAATTTACAAACAAGAGAAATTCGACTACACTATAAAGAAAGTCAATTTTGAAGGAGATATATAAATATAATAACGTAATAAAAAAACAAATTAAAAATGGCAGAAGTTAATAGAATCTCATCATTTAAAAGTTTTTCAGAGATTAAATCTCAAGAAAATGAAATGAAATTGAGAGAAGAAAACAGTCTAAAGAAACAAGAGACACTATCTAAAATTGAAGAAATTTTAGATGAGATGGGATTAACAAATCTATCTGAAATCGATGAAGATTCCCAGTCAGCTTTCATATCTAAATTGTTAGGTAAAGAAACAAATGAGGGTAATGCATTTGTGTACGCTGCAGGTAAAGCTAAAGCAGATGGAAAAAAGGAATTTGAATTTAATGGTAAAACTTATAAAGTAACTATTAAAGATACTGGCATCAAAGAAGATAATGAGATTATTGATGAAGCAATTAGTAGAAGTGAATATGATAGAATGGATGGACTTCATAATATGAAAGCTATGAAATCTTTAATTGATTCTGCAAAAACAATCTTTGATGATTTATCTGAAGAAATGTTTGAATTTGATGAAATTTGCGATTTCATTGTTATGAAAATTAAGAAGAGCAAATTAGCAGGAATGTATGAATCTGTTAATGAGGCTAGGATTAATGCAACTAAAGCTTTACAAGAAATTGTTGATGGTAATACATCTGCAGCCGAAGGTTTAAAAATTTCAAAAGAATTAGCACAACATTATATTGATTGGATTAGAACTTCTCCATATGGAAAAAGAAATGCAACCCTACCATTAAACATGTTAGTTAAGGCATCATTTAATTGGGGAATTGAACGACAATTAGATCCTAAATTAAAGACAGAATTAGATACATTAAAGGGTAGTATTAAAGAATCTACAATTAATGAAGCGGTTGCAAAGCAATTTGACAAAGACATGCAGACTTTAATTAAAGATATTAAATCAGGTTATGGTTGGATTGATCCAGAATTCGTATCAGATACTTGGGAAAATTCAAGCGACTCTATTGATTTTGAATTAGTTAAAGGAGAAATCTATAAAAGATTAATCGCTGCTAATTTATTAGCATATCCTAATCCAGATGATGAAGAAAAGAAAGGTGTACCTGTTAGAAAATTACAAGAATTAGGAATTAAAGAATCTGTAATTACTGAAGGAAAAGATGATTATATGGCTAAATTCGGTAGCGCAACTATAAACCTAAAGAAAGGATATAAACACCATACCGAAGATGAATTGAATGATTTATATGATAAATTAGGAGATTTAGTTAAAACTCTTAATGTTAAAGATGTTACATTAGTATTTGAGGCAAATTCTGAAGAATCTGCAACAAATGAAGCAACTGTAGAAGTAGATGCAGTAGATCCTAAAGATAAAAATCTTGCAAAATTATTAAAGAAGTATAAAGTTTCGCTAGAAGTAATTAATAAAAATGGGCCATCAGGATATCCTGAAGTTAAATTAACAGGAGATGTTAAAAGTCTTAAAGCTGTTTTAGCGGATGATGAATATGGATGGGATGATGCGGATCTTGCAGAATATATTGAAGAAGCTATTGTTACTGAAGCTGAAATTAAATCTGATGATGAATTTAAAGAATATGCAATGACCGTTTTGAAAAAAGCATTTGGATCTGACTTTGAAGAAGCAAAGGCTGGAGATACAATTGATGGAATCCTTAAAAAATGTGATGGTGACTATGGTGCTGCAGTTGGAATGTTAACTAGTTCTCTAGGAGAATCTGCCACTAACGAAGCGTTTAACGCAAAATATTGGGAAGATTACCATGAAAAATCTACAAAAATAACTTCAGCATCTAAAGTTGCAAGAGCAGTAGAAGACGAAGTTGAAGAGTGGAACGATAACAATGAAGATGGTGAAGACAATGAAGTTACTAATGCTGGAGAAAAGAAAGTAATGAACTTAGCTCATGATTTTTTTAAAGCAACTGGATGGATATCATCAGATGTTATCCAGGCAATGATCGCACAAGAATCTTAAAATAATTTAAATAAATAATATGGCCTAGATTTTTCTAGGTCATATTTTTTTATTATATTTACAGTATATTATATTATGAAAACAAAAATCCTTAATTTCAATCAGTTTATAACTGAAAAATATGAAGTAAAATTAAATGAACAACTTTTACTTGAAGGTGGAGCAGCTGGACATATGTCCCATCCATTTGACGAGAGAGATCTTACATTCGGGGATTTTAAGAAAATAATTGAAGCGGGACTTTCAGGTAATTTAACATTTGAGGAAGATCCTACTGAAAAAACAGATGGACAAAATGTATTTGCAACAGTACAAGATGGACAGGTTAAATTTGCCAGAAATAAAACTGAACTTAAGAATCCAATGGATCTTAATACGTTTAAACAAAAATTTGCTGGACATCCAAGTAAAATGGTCGAAGAGACCTTTCAATATGCAGCAGAAGATTTAGCAAATGCACTTATTAAATTATCAACTAAAGATTTAGAGGCATTTAATAATGGCAAGAACTTCATGAATATGGAGCTTATTTATTCTAAGAATCCAAATGTTATTTACTATGACAGAGACATTATACAGTTCCATGGGATTAAAATAACTGACGGTGATGGTAATATTATCGGAGATGATAATAAATATGCTAGATCTATTGCAAAGGCCTTAGAAGATGTCAAGGCACACATAGGAAAGGTATTTACTATTATTCCTCCACAGATTATTAAGATCGGTAAAGACGTTGATTTTGATACAAATAAATCAAAATTTATTAAAAAGGTAGAAGACCTAAAGAATCGTTATAAATTAACAGATGCCGATGAGGTTTCTAGATATCATGAAATGTGGTGGAGAGAATTAATTGACAAAAATTTCCCAAATTTACCACAAGACCATAAAGAAGGTTTATTATTAAGATGGGCGTATGATGATAAGAAAACTCTTAATCTAAGAAGTTTAGATAAAGAACTTGGAAAAGATCAAGCCGAACTTATTAAGAAATTTGATAAAGAAGATGTTAAAAAGAAATATAAAGAAAATATTAGACCATTTGAAGATTTATTCTTGGAATTAGGTAGTATTATCTTGAAGAATGCAAGTAACTTTGTTGCTGCAAATCCGGCAGCAGAAATGCAAAGATTACATACGCAGATTAGAACAGAAGCAGATAAAATTAAAGTAGGTGGAGATATTGCACAAATTGATAAAGTAATGTCAGAACTTGAAAGGCTTGATAGAATCGGAGGAATCGATTCAATTATTCCAACAGAAGGTATTGTATTTGTATATAAAGGAAAAACAATGAAACTTACAGGAACATTTGCTGCCATTAATCAGTTAATGGGTATTATAAAATATGGTAGATAAATAAAATAAATATAATAGACATGAAATATACACAAGCATTCGAATCATTTATTAATGAGGCAAAAGATTCGCCATCATTTGACACATCCACTGGACTTATATATTATTTCGATATTCCATTTACAGTAGAAGATATTGAAGAAATATTATCTTCAAGCAAAGCTATATTAAATGCAAAATTCACACCAAATTCGCAGTTTGAAATTCAACCAATGATTTTTATTAAGGATAAAGTAAATGGAGGAGAACACACCTTTAGTGTTGCGCAAATTGGAATATTAGGTTCTTTTTATAATAAGAACAAAAATAGTGTTGCATCTAGATCAGATTTCAATTAATATAATTTAATAAAATGGCATTACAAAAATTAAGAGAGTATTTTAACGAAACCAATAGAGAAAATTTTATTGAAATGTTAAAGGGTAGAGTGTTAGTGACTGAAAAGATTGCAGCACCATCTTTTCTTTTTAAAAGAAATACAGATGGATTTGAGTTTTATAAATCTTCAACATCAGATAAATTAAATTTTGTCGATAGGACTGTTATATCATTATATGAAATGGCAATTAATCATTTACAAAGTTTACCGAGCGATGTAAAATCTCAATTTCCACTAGATTGGAAATTTGGATTTGAATATTTACCAGAAACTAAAGCTTCTAATATAGATTATGCCACAACTCCTACAAATAGCTTAATTCTTACACATATACAACAATTAAGTGATGGAGGAAAGGTTAGAAAAACTATTAATGATCCATTAATCTTAAATAAATGGGCAAAATTACTTGATGTACAATCACCAAATGTTATTTTTGATGCGTACCTTTCTCAACAACAAAGAGAGGAACTCTTAGATTTGTTAGCAATGAGCGATAGAGAATATTCAGATTCATTTGATTATGCAATAGAAACTGAAGACAAAACAAGTTTTACTTCGAAGATATTTAAGATGTTTAATCCTAATATCTATTCAACTTCATTAAATCCAGATCTTGAAAGTGAGATTGATGGATTAGTTATAAACTTCATAGAAGGAAAAACAATGAAGTCATTTAAACTTGAAGATTTTTTAAGAGCATCTGCTGATAAAAGAGATTTAAGAGCTTCTAGTCACACTTACCAAATTGCAGTAACAGATTTCTTAGAGTATATAGTACAACAAGATTTAAAAGATATTAATTTAGAAGATGAACATGCAGACTATAGATATTTGGAATTGATGTCTGTCTTGTTTAATGGATATATTGATAAAAATTCTTCAAAATATATTGGTATTAATTTTGAAAGTGCTGAATTTTCAGAAGCACAATCATTTAGATTAAATACTAAATATATTAAAAACGAAAAAACATTAAAATTTGTAAATAATGAAGTACTTGCCGAATTATTTAAAATGATTTTAAGTTCTTTTAGAAAGAAAAGAACTAAAGAATCAGACCTAATTGACAAGGACACAATGTCAAGAATGAATGAAATCATAGATGCTATCAACGAAAAGATATTTGTAGAAAATACAGATGAAAACGCAATTTATGATTATACCAATTTTATGTTACATAATAAGATTAAATCTTCAGTAAATTTAAATGAAGCTCTTACTGTAAAACACATGGAACAAGGTAAACAACCTGTAAACATGTTTGTTGGAAGATTTCAACCATTTACGCTAGGACATGCAAAGGTATTAGAAATAATGAATAAGGAAAATGGATTTCCAGTAGTTGTATTTTTAGTTAAATCTAAGGTTAAAAAAGGCGAGGAGTTTAGTAAACCATACGATGAAAAAACACAGGTTGATATGTTCAACCAGGTTAAAAAACAATATCCTTTCTTAAAGGAAATATATGTTGTTCCAAACGCTGCAATTGATACATTATATAATGAAATGAGACCAAAATACGAACCAGTATTATGGGGAACAGGAAGTGATAGAATGAAAGGATATGGTTATATGGTTAATAATGATTCATATAGAGACCAGTTAAATGCAAGAGCAGATTTTGGATTATTTGAAATTCCAAGAACTGACGATAATATCTCAGCAACTAAGGTTAGAAATGCAATGTTAGATGGAAATGAAAAAGATTTCCAATCAATGACGCCTAAGGCTATCCATGGAGTGTATAAAGAATTAAAGTCAAAATTAGAAGATGCGGTCGGAGTTGTTCAGGAGAATATTGAAAATTCAGAAGAAATTATGACGTTTGAACAATTCATAAATAAATCTAAATATATAATCTTATAAAATAAAATTAAAACAAATGAGCACATTTGATAAATATCTAAATGAAATTAATAACGTGTTAAATGAGAGATCTATTAACAAAATTCAAACTGAATTCACAGACGTTGTAAACAAAATGTCAGTAATGGCAAAGGAATATTCTGCAGCAGAAGGAGATGAAAAGGCAAATATTCTTGCAGAATTAAAAGGATTAACCTCACAGAAAAATGACTTAATAAAAGAGTTAGATTCTGCTGTTGCAGGAAAAGACAAAGATTTACAATTAGCAATTAAAGAATCTGAAATCAATGAAGCTAGTCGTAAATCTATTAAGAAATATAAAGGTCTAACATATTTAACTTATTTCGAAGCCCCTAAAGGATATTCAGTAAATGGAATAGGAGAACTTAGTGGAGTTGTTGGAACGCCAGATTTCTTTGATACAGAAAAGGAAGCTCAAGAATATGCTGAAGAACAAATTAAAGATTATTTAGGAGAATCATTAGTTAGTGAGGCTAATCCTCATGCAAAACCAGCAGGACTTTCAAAAGAAGAAACTATGGTTATAGCTCAAAAATTTGCTGATGCAATGTCAAAGGCAGATGGTTCTAAAGTTACTGTAAATAAAAGAACATTAGAAGAAGATTCATTTGACTTAGATGTTGATGGATTGGAATTTGATGGAGGTTCATACAATATTTTTCAAAATGGAAATGTTATGAATATGGCTTTAAGAAATAATCCAGTATATGGCAGGAAAAACGATTCAGTAGATACTATTATTAAGAATATGAAAAAATTCGCAAATGAATCAGTAATTAATGAAGCTGAAACAGTAAAATCAGAAGCAATATCTAGACTTGCAGGTTTTTTCCGTATAAATCCTTATGCTCTTTCAAAATTTAATTTTGACGGAAAGGATAATATCAAAGAACTTACTAAAGTTTTAAACTCTACGTCAGATCAAGGTACTGAACTTTATTATAATACAGCCATTAAGGCTGCTAAAAAAGATTTAGGAATTGATGAATCTGTAATTAATGAAGCCGAAAAGTTTAAAAGTACCAAAGACTTTGAAGATTTCTTAGAAGAAATCGATGGTATGCCAGAGAATAGAATTAAAAGAATAATGGGTAAAGATTATATTGATACTCCAGGTGGATACAGAGATGAAGCTGAAGATTATGATAACGACATTGAAGAATACATGATTTCTAATATGGGTAAATCTGATTTTAATGAACTTAAAAATTATTGGGAAACCAACGTTGCCGAATCTATTGTTATCGAATCTAAAAAATTCTATAATACAAAGGAAATAGTTAAAATAGCTAATATAGCAGGAGATTCAGTAATTGACGCAAAATCAGCAATTCAAGATCTATCCATCGAGTATGGAGACAAAGTACCATTAGGCGAATTAAATAAAGTTCTAGCAGATTATGACTTAGAATTAGAAGATTTAATGGAATCATCAATAATTGAGGGTAAAAAAATTATACTTAAAAGACAATATACTGAAAATCATCCAGCATCTACTGTTGGTAAAAATGCTAACGTTAGAAACAAAGTATTAGAATTTATTAAAAATGGTAAAATTACCAAAGAAGCATTTGAAAATTTTGTTGCAGGTCTTTCAAACAATTCTAAAAGATGGACTAAAAGCAATTCACAATATTTTACAATTTCAGAAGATGGAGTTTCATTATCTAAAGTTGGACAAAAGATTCTTAAAAGTATTACAGTAAATGAAGCAGAGTTTAAAGAATTTCCAAAAGGTTATAACCCAGAAATATGGGTTCCTGGCAATTTTGATAAAGCTATTTCTAAATATCCAAATTCCAAATTAACCAGAAAAATAGTATTGGATGCTGCTAAAAAATGGGATGTTACTCCCGAGGACGCTATTAATTACGTAGAATTCGGATGGCATGTTGATTTATCAGAAAATATAAACACAAATATGAAAACAAAATTTATTTACGAATCATTTAGTGAATTCGTTAGTTCTTTAAATGAATCTAATAATTCATTAAATGAAGCGTTTGCTTCAACAAAACTTGCAAGTATTTTAACAGGTGGAAATAAAATGCCAGCTGATCTTCCTGCAGCATTCTATAACATGTCTAAATTAGCATTAGATAAAATACAAGATATTGATATTTTAGATATGGATCCTCAGACTGCAAAAAAGGAAAAAAGATCCAAAGCAATTTATATGTATTTTACAACAAATGAAAAAGAAAATCCATATGCTGGAAAAAATTCATATAATGCGCATACAATTCCAGCAAATACTTTATTAGCAATCACCGATGGTAGTAATGAATGGATGAATACTGAATGGACAAGAAGCTTTTCTTCAAAATCATCAAAAACACTAAAGACTACAAAAAGAGATGATTCTGCAGGAATCGATAAATCAAGTGCTAGCGATCAATATGGTTCAGGTATTTCAAGTATGAAACAAGTGGCTGATTTAGCAGACAGAGCATATTGTTTAGATTTAGATATTCTTAGAGCAAGATATTCTACAGAAGCACAAAGAAGTGAAAGAACTGCTGCAAGAAAAGGTGCAGTTGCATTTATGAATGATAAAGATTTTAAAGCAGAAAACAAGGCAAGATATAATGATATTTTAGCAACTAAAGCGTCTTCAATGCCGATGGATTCCGTAGTTTCAAAAGCTATAGATACTCTTTCTATACAAATTAAAGATGCAATCATTAAAGGTGAAAAAGGAAAATATGGAGATCTTTTAATTGGATTAGATCCACGTGGAAAAGAAGTTAAAATGTCAGATGCATCTAATTTAATGAGAAATATTTTAGACACATACTCAAGATATGTTGGAGATGTTGCAAACGATGAAAAAGAAAAAGCAGCAGGATATACTGGAAATTACTATGCGGGTAGTTTAAAAAATCATGCAAAAGACATACAAGATAATGTTAAAAAAATAGATACATTAAGCTACGCTTGGTAATAAATAATAAGAATATGAAACATATTAAACTATACGAAGATTTTTTAGTAACTGAAAAGGCGTATCAATTAACAGGATCGTATGGTGCTAAAGGAATAGCAGGAAAGGTTGCATTTGCATTTAAAAAACAAGTTGAACGTGTTCAATATGATGGAAATGTTAAATCAACATTAGATGATTTGAATACAGTATGGTTAAAATGGGCTAATAATGAAGGTGCAAAAATCATCGAAACTGAAGTAATGAAACAAATTAAAGATAAAGATGCAGTGATATATGTGACATCTACTTTAGGTAATTATAAATGGATTGCAGATGAAGTAAATGGAGTAAATGGACCTGAAAGAAGCGAATTATTGGCAAGATTTCCTGGAGATTTTGTAATTAATATTGGGTTTGCGGATGATATTGATGCTAACAAATTTTCTAGGAAACTTGGAGGAATGACAAATACTGCGTTGGTTTCAAGCACAGATACTGAAATACTAGGAAGTTTTGATGCTTCAGTGGGATATAACAATGTTGAAATTAGAGGATCTTTATTCTTAACAATAGACATAAAATAAATTTAAAATAATATATGAAACACATTAAACTATACGAGGAATTCGTAAATGAAGCATTAAATTTAAATTCAGAACAATTTAGAAAATATGTAATAGACACTGTTGCTAAAAAATGTCCATGGGCCGAAATTACCGAAGAAACAAGCGCAAAATCTTCAAATTTTGATTCAATAACGTTCGACGACGCAGTATTGATATATTGGACAGAAGGGCCTGCTAATCAGACTAATTCCATGATTAGAGTACAGTCTTCTGGTAAATGGCAAAAACCTAATCCAAATACTCCAGATAGAAAAAGATTCGGGCAAGAAGTTAATAAAGCAACAGGATGGGATAAACAAGAAAATGGTGTTAAAAACTTAATAAGTATTTTAAAAACAAATAGTGCAAATTCACCTAAAAATCAATAATCATGCCAAGTACAAGTATAGCACAGCAACAATTAATGGGTATGGCCTACTCTCTTAAAAAAGGAGAAATGGATCCCAAGGACGCAAGTCAAGAGGTTAAAGATCTTGCTGATTCTATGACACTACAGCAGTTAAAGGATTTTGCAAGTACAAAACATAAAGGATTACCACAGAGGGCAGATGAAAATGCTTTACCATCAAGTATTGGTGGAATGGGAGCAACCTTATTACCGACAGCAACCCAAACAGGTTCCGGGGATATTTTATCAGGAGCTGGCGATGCAGAAGAGGAATATAAGAAAAATAAAAAGAAAAGAGAAGCTATGTTAAAAACATTCGAACAATTTCTTAATGAAATGAATGAAAGCGCTCTTAATTTACCTTTAGGATTAGAACAATTCGCAAATGATGAAAAGGAAGCAGGAAAGCAGGCAGATATTTATTTAGCATCGTTTGACGGTAGAAGTTTTAAAGCGCAATCAACTGATAAAACATGGGAAGATGGAGTTCCTGTTACTAAGAACTTCACAAGAAATGGATATAAAAGTGTTTCTGTTAAAGGACAACATTACATTATAGAAGGAAATACTTTTTGGTATTTCAGAGTAGGAAGGATATGGCATGCGGTTAAACGCGCAGATTATGAAACTCCTCCATTTGAATATTAATAATTTGAGTATCATCGAATTAACCACTCCATAAAGAGTATTTATGGACCGAAGACCCTAAGAAATTAGGGTCTTTTATTTTTTATGAAACTTTTTAGAATACATTTATATAATTATAACATTTAACTTATATAATATGACTTATATTTTTAGACCGGAAAACTGGAGTAAATGGTCGGGGTTAGCGATCGATAAAATAAATAAAACAATAGATTCTTGTGCCACACAAGAACACCTAGATGTCGCCAAGACCATGGTTAATAATTTTATATTTGTAACTGCTCTTGAGGATAATATTAAAGAGAATGATTTAGAAGAGGTTATAAAATTATTTTGGTTAAAATTAGATTTACAAAGCCAATTAATTTTTGAAACAAATTCAGTATCATTAGTATAATTAAAGAACATAAAAAATAACACAATGAAATTTGTAGACGCTTTAAGACAAGAAGACATTTTAACAGAAAATGGAATGGCAACAAATTCAACTTCGTTGAATGCATGTGTCGATTTATTCTTTAATATTGGTGCAATGAGAGGACAGGATAAACAACGTTTACTTGCAACCTTTTCTAAAGCATTCAACGAAGATCCTAAACGTGCTATGAAACTTTTGTTTTGGGCAAGAGATGTTAGAGGTGGAGCAGGAGAACGTCAAATATTTAAAGACATTTTAGTTTATCTTGCCGAAAACCATGATTTGGCATTAAAACCAAATTTACATTTAATTCCAGAATATGGCCGCTTTGATGATTTACTAGTATTAGTAGGAACATATTTAGAAAATGATGCTTTGCAACTTATTGCAGATGCTCTTAAATCTGAAAATGGTTTATGTGCAAAATGGATGCCACGTAAAGGTCAAGTAGCTGAAAAGTTACGTGCATTCATAAAATTTTCACCAAAACAATACCGTAAAACTTTAGTTAATTTAACCAACGTTGTTGAAACTAAAATGTGTGCTAAGGATTGGAACTCTATTGATTTTGGCAAATTACCATCGGTTGCTTCTGCGAGATATCAAAAAGCATTTGGTAAAAATGCATATGAAAGTTACTCAGCGTATATAGAATCTCTAGTAAAAGGAGAAGCTAAAATTAATGCAGGTGCAATTTATCCGTATGATGTTACTAAGTCTTTGACACATGGTAACGCTAAAGTTGCAAACGAACAATGGAAAGCACTTCCTAATTATTTAGAAGGAGCAAACGATATGATTTTACCAGTGGTAGACGTTTCAGGTTCTATGTCAAGTCCAGCAGGTGGAAGTAAAACTGTAACTTGTATGGATGTTGCAATCTCATTAGGTCTTTATATTTCTGAAAGAAATGAAGGTCCTTTCAAAGATGCATTCATCACATTCTCAAGTAAACCACAGTTGCAAGTATTAAGTGGTACATTGAATGATCGCTACACACAGATGTCAAACTCCGATTGGGGAATGTCAACAGATCTCGAGGCTACATTCAAACTGATCTTAGATCAGGCCACTAAACATAATTTGTCCCAAGACGAGATGCCAAATAAAATTTTAATCTTGTCGGATATGGAATTTAATCAAGCAACTTCTACTGGATGGAGAAATGAAAGTGGAAACTGGAATCCAACTGCTCAAAAACTGATTGAATCAATGTATTCGGATGCAGGCTATAAAATGCCCCAAATCATATACTGGAACATTCAATCTAGAAACGGAGGAGTACCCGTTGAATTTGATGCAGCAGGAACTGCATTAGTGTCAGGATTCTCTCCATCGATTATGACAAGTTTACTTGGAGGAGATATCGAATCTCCACAACAAATAATGGATAAAACAATTTTAAGTGAGAGATACTCACCAATTGTTTAAGATATATAATAAAATTGGTTCTTTACAGCAAACAATCACAAGCAAACAATCAGCAACTACGATTAGAACCAGGTGGATCGGTACAGCAAAAAGTACAAACACAGCTATGATAGGTCTGGAATATGAAGCCCCTTATATCATTTGCATATAAGGTGCGGATCAGACAAGTGAAGGCTAACACTAAAAAATAAGCTACACGTCAAACCACCCCAATAGGTGCAAGTAGGATGAGTTGAAGTTTAGTAGACTCTCGCGAAAGCAAAGCCGAAGACGTAAAAGAGGGTTATTCCGCCGGGAAGAAAATCACGAACAACGATCCCGTAATAATTCAATCCAGGCCAATAAGCCTGGATTTTTTTATGTAAATATTCCATCTAACTCGAAACAAATTAGTAATTCGATATATAATAACTAAACACAAATTATGAATAATATTTTAGAAGAAGCAAATCAAATTGTTAATCATCGATCTGAAGAAGCTGATCGTAATTATGGTCCATTTTCAGAAGGAATGGATAGAGCTGCCATGATTTTTCAAGGTATGACTGGGATTGAAGTCACTGGTGAACATATGTTTAAAGCCTTAGTTGCTCTTAAATTCTCTAGAGAATCTTATAATCATAAGAAAGATAATTTATTAGATGCAGTTGCGTACATCCAAGGATTAGATAACTACATTAACGAAAAACAAGTTTAATATGAAGATACTTTTTACAGGTTGTACTGCAAAACAGGTTGATGATGAAGCTTATAAAAGAGCAAGAGTAAAAAGAATTGATGATAGTTCTATTATCTGTAATTCCTTAAGAAAACAAGGATATTCAGTAGATCGTAAACCAGTTAAATGGGGAGAAGATCTCTCAGAATATGGATTAGCAATTGTTGGAGTTGGACAATTTGGTTCAAACAATTACTCTGGTGAAATATTTAATGTTTTGTATGCCCTTAAAACGGTAAAGAACGTTATTATATTTCATGAAGATTGGAAAATTGATGGAACTATGAAATCTTGGGCAAGTATGTTAAACCAAGAAACATTTGATAAATCTATTGCAAAGAAATGGAGTGATGGTAGACATTTTTATGGAGGCGTAGATAATCCAAACTTTAATCCAACCGAAGCAATCGAAGTTATTCGCAAAGTAGTCAATGGTGAATATGAAAATGCACTAATTCCTGCATTTGATTGGGGAGATAAAGAAAAGGTTAGAGATATTATTAAAGTAAAAAATATATTTAATATTGATTTAACCCCATACGTCTTAGATATGTGGAATATTAAATTAGATATAGAACCACAACGGAAGGAGAAAAAGCATATGCTTGCTTCTCTTGTTGACCATCGACCATGGGTTCGTAGAAATAAATTAAAATGGCCAGTAGATTATTTTGGAGCAAAAAGTATTAAAGAAGCTAGCCAACTTGCAACTGAAACTGATGTATTTGAAGCATGTGGAAAATACTGGGGAATATTATGTCCAGAATATCCACATGCTGGTTCTGGCTGGTTTCGAATTAGATGGATCTATGCTGCAATTCAGAAATCTGTATTATTATCCTCTCCTAAAGATCTAGAGGCACTTGGATTACCGCAGAGTAACATTGAGATGTTGAGTGATAATCAACTAGAAGAATACGCAAAGTTACAGTCTGACACTGTATTATCTTATATGTGGACCAAAGATACATTTGATAAAAAGGTTTCTGATATGGTAGAAATATTATGCGATACACTATCTAAGGATAATGAAAATAATGTTGCTCCAATCCTTAAACAAAATGCACTTTTTTAGTACAACTATTATAAATAAAAATTATGGCAAATATAGATAATGAATGTAAAGATCTTGAAGTAAAAGACTTCTATGATAAATCAACAACACACTTAGCGGATATTATGGAAAACCAAAAAAAGATGCAAGAGCAAACTTATGGTTTTAAATTTGAAGACATGACAATTCGCGAAGTAATGAATTTTTGGCATGTTAATACGCATGCAGTAGTTGATGAAATTCACGAAATGACAGATGCATTAGGCGGTATTAAAGATGGTAGTGGAAACGCAGTATGGAAATATTGGAAAAAAGACTTTTCTAAATATGAAACATTAAGGGTTTCTGATATGTCAGAAGGTGATAAAAAAGAATTGTATATGGAATGGGTAGATATTCTACACTTCTTTATAAATTATGCAGCATCAATTGGATTAGATGCAAAAACCGCTTACAATTACTACTTCGCAAAGGCAGAAGAGAATGTTAATCGTCAGAAAAATAATTATTAATGATATTAGATATCGAGCAAAGAGAAAAGGATATTATCATATCCTATTATAATGACAAAGGTGAAGTAGCATTTAAACAATATCCTGTAGATAAATTCCAAAACTGGTATGTATGCGATGATAAAGATAGAGCAGCAAGTACACAATATACTAATTGGGATGGTCGCAAAGTTAAATTAGGATATGGTAGGCAGTTTAATAAGTTTTCAATCCTTTATTTTTTAGATTCTCTTTCTGAAAAAGATAAAGCAGAATTGACCGCATATAATATGCCAAAGACTTATTTTGTCGATATCGAAACTGAAATCATTGATGGATTTCCTAAGGCAGAAGAAGCTAAAAGTAGAATTCTTTCCTTTTCAATTATTACACCAGAACGTAAAGCAATTGTATTAGGTCTTGAAGATATGGATTCAGAAAGTATTAAAAAAATACAAGATGATACCAATGAATATTTCAAAGACTTTGATCAAGATTGGGAATTTAAGTACTATAAATTCAAATCTGAATATGATATGGTTTATACGTTTTTGATGAAGTTCTTGCCTAAATTCCCAATGATGACAGGATGGAACTTTATTAACTATGACTGGCAGTATATTGTAAATCGATGTAAAAGATTACAAATTGATATTGCAGATGTCAGCATGACCAAAGAGGTTGATAAATCAGACAGTAGACCTCTCCATATCGGAATCTTAGATTACATGCAATTATATGATAAGTATGATAGAAGTGTAAAGGTAAAAGAATCCAATTCACTTGATTATGTTTCAAGCCAAGTTTTAAAAGTTAACAAGATTAAATTTACAGGATCTTTACAAGATCTTTATAGAGATAATTTTACAAAGTATATTTATTACAACGTAGTCGATTCAGTATTGGTTTATTATATTGACCAGAAACTAAAATCGATGGAGGTACTTTTAACTCTTGCAAACATTACAAACATGCCACTTTATAAGGCAAGTTCTCCAGTGGCAGTTACTGAAGCTATTATGGCTAGAAAACTTGCAGAGCAAGGAATGAGAATTGGTAGTGAGGAAAAGAAAGATTCTAATAAAGATGGACAATATGCAGGTGCATTTGTAAAAGAACCAATACTTGGATTCTATGAAGGTGTAAGTGCATTCGATTTTGCTTCCCTATACCCTTCAATTATGCGTCAATTTAATATTTCACCAGACGCATATATTGAAAAAATAAGTAAAGGTGAAATAGCAGAAAGAAGAAAGGATAAAGATATAATTGTATGCGATAATGGAGTTGTATATAATAATGAAGATTCTATTCTTAGAAAAATTCTTAGCGATCTTTACCAACAGCGTAAGGATTATAAAAAAACTTCATATGAGTATTATACTAAAGCAGATCAATATAAAAAAATGCTAAAATAAAACTTATATATAATTAACAAAAAAAAAATGTACAAACAATGAATGGAAATATCTTCGAAAAAAGAGTAAATATTTTACCATATGAATATCCATCACTATTAGCATATAAGGATGCTATTAGACATTCATATTGGATCCACACTGAATTCAATTTTACAACTGACATTGATGATTTTAAAACAAAGATATCAGACGAAGAACGTGAAGTTATTAAAAGAGCGATGCTTGCGATTGCTCAAATCGAAGTTAACGTTAAAACATTTTGGGCAGATCTTTATAAGAGAATGCCAATCACGGAAATTGGAGATGTAGGTATGACGTTTGCTGAATCTGAGGTTAGACACAAAGACGCATACGCGCAATTACTTAGAATCTTAGGATTAGAAGAAGAGTTTCAGAATGTAGTAGAAATTCCGGCAATTAAAGATAGAATTGCATATTTGTCAAAATATCTAGACGGTACAAGAAGTAAGGACAATAAAATGTATACCAAATCGGTATTATTATTTTCATTGTTTATAGAACATGTTAGTTTATTTAGTCAATTTTTAATCATGATGTCCTTTAATAAAGAAAGAAACTTATTTAAAGGAATTTCTAATGTAGTTGAAGCAACATCAAAGGAGGAAGAAATCCATGG